CTCTCGAATATACCCGCAAGAAAACCGGGGACAGTACCTTTTGCCGGGGGGGTATGCGTGAAAAATCAATCATTTAGCTGTTTTCATTGCGTAATTTAGAGACTCAATAAATATTTTTCTAAAGTTCTTTGCAAAGCTGTCCCGCGAGATTTTGTAGAGCGGCATCCGCTTTTCATATCGGACGCTGTGAGAGAAACCATGCAACAATCTGATTGCGCGTTTCTTTTTTCCGTACCGTTCCCAGATCCCATCGATACCCTTGATCTCGCCAGCAAATTGATTGGGGTTCTTTATCAGGCCGCTCCTTCTACCCGGCACATTGCCGAACTTGTTGAGTTTCACATTCCTTGTCGGAACTGCAATTTTTGAACGATTTGCCCTTCTTGATCCGCCATGCACCTGATACTTGAGATAGGTTGACTGCGCCTCGCCGGGGATGATCCGAGCGACTAGATTCTTCTTCGTTGCCCTGATTCCCTTGAACCTTCCCGATTGTGTCTTGAATGCCAGTTCTGTGAATCGGGTTGGCTTATCAAGGTTTGTCCTAATTCCTTGGGTGATGTCATTGACCACAACATCGGCAGCTTTGTTCAATGCCAACGATGTGGCAAATGGGATCTGATCCTTCGCCACTCGATCCAATCCTTTCAGGACGGCTTTGATGTTCGTCTCTGCGCTAAATTCCATTCGGTATCCCCTCCCTGACGATCATGCAAAACGCCTCTGGCGTGATCTCAGCCGTCCATTCCCAGCCGTCCGCCATAGTCATGCTGCGGTTGATGGCGTACAGCGGGACGATCACCCGCCACGGTTTCCGGTCGAGCCTGTACCACAGGGCCGGGATCGAGCCAACGCGGTCGGCCTGATCCTTAGCCTGCTTCCACCACTGATGGATCAGCGGGGTCTTGCACCGCTTCACCTCGATGGCCCAGCCCGGCAGCCCGGTGATGTCGTGACCACCAGACCGCCATTGGTCGAGGTTGCGTTGTGTATCGATGCCCAACTCATCCCGCAGGATGTGGACAACCTCGCGCTCGGCGGAGGCTCCCTTGGCTCTGCTGTTTATGCTCATGTAAACCTATCTTACACCTGCGGTCGTGACTTGCCCATCATGCGGCGGGCAGGAACAGAATGGTGGGATGCAGCCGCAGTTGCACTTCCCCGCCCCCTGCCGGCCCTGACTGAAATTCAGCGGATGGCCGGCCACTAGGCGGCCCTGCTCGTAAATGTTCAGCACCTTCACATCACCGAACACAGATCGCATCTGATCTACTTTTTCAGCAAGATCAGGCCACCTGTCTCGATTGTTTATCTTCAACTTATCCACAGGACTGTGTCCAACTGTGTCCAACTGTGTCCAAAACTGTGTCCACGAAATTGGACACGGTCACGCAGTCTGTGTGAGGGAGGGGGACACTAGTCCCCTCCCACACGACTGTGTCCAAGCTTTTTTCCTTAAGGGACACAGTCGATTTGGACACAGTCAAAATACGCTCCCCGGAACCTCCAAAAGAGGGTGTCCAGAAACCCTTTTTTCGCTCTCAATGAGCCGACTGTGTCCAACTGCGTCCAAAATTGCCTCTCGCACTTCCTTCGCGTTTCCACCGATCCCTTGCTCAATATTTCGCTTGGAAATCGGGCCATGTTCGGCCACGAAATCCACCACCTGATCGACCAACGAAACCCGCTTCTCAGCCGCCTCTTCACGCTTGGCGCGCTCCCGCTCCGCGATCCTCGCCGCCGGGTTTGATGCCTTCGGCATAGCGACCCGATAGTGAAGATCCTGCATCTCGCCCCACGGAGCCATGACAGTTTCCGACCCGATCTGGGTCTCAAACTGGATCTCGCGAAACTGCGCCTCGAATCGAATCTTGTCAGTGGACAGGTATCGATGGTGATCCCTAGGGTCATCCGACTCCTTGAAGATGAACGCCGTGGCGTTTGAATCACCCTCGAAGGCCGACGCACCGCGCGCCGAGAGTTGGGTCACATCTGCCCGCTTGAGCGTTTTCGGCGTATGTGCGACAACCCAGACCGCTCCGCGCTTCAAGTTCTCCTTGATCGCCGCCACAGCCTTCCCGACCTCAGCATTGTCGTTTTCGCTGCTCAGATCGATGTTCGAGTTGGCTGTGTCCAGCACGATCAGCGGGCCGATCAGGTAGCCGCTCTCATGCTCGACGGTGTGTTCCTCAACCAGCGAGCGGATGAGATCGGCCAAGATTCGTGGGGTCACGCGCTTGGATTGCCGCAGGATGAACCATTCTCGGAACTCGCTGACAGGCTTTGCCGACATGATCTTAGTCCTGAGGCCATACAGCGTCGCCATTGCCTGCTCTGGAGCCTCTGTGATGAAGATCACCTTCCTGCGCAGGCGAATGGTCAGGTCGGTGTCGATCAGCCCTGAGATCGCCGCACAGAGCGGAACAAGCACGCTGGTCTTACCCACGCCCGGCGCACCGGCAATCGTGGTCAGCCCGCAGGACAGAAACCCATCCACGACAAACTCGATGGGTTTGAGCGTGTCGAGATCCAGCTTGCAGGCAAACGGATCAGCGCGCTCTGGATAGTTTTCGAGATCCTCCAGCACAGCCTGCTTGCCGTCATTCAGCAGAACATCGTTGAAGTCCTTGCGCCTGGGCAAGACATATTCAATCCCAAGTTCCTTGTGTATTTTTTTGGCCGCAGCGATGCCAACCTCATCATTGTCCGCCGCAACCGTGAGTTGGATGTCAGGCCGAACTTCTTGAATCGAGCGGATCGCCTCGATCATGTTGGAAGCCGACAGCCCGAAGATCGCAGCCTTGCCGGTGGCCTCGGACAGCGTTGCTGCATCCGCCCACCCTTCGGTGACATAGGCATGATCGCCCAGTATTCCGCCGACCACGCCAAACGCGCCTTTGCTTTCCATCCCCGGCGTGAATCGCTTTGTGCCATCTGCTGCAATCGTTTGATGGCCGATCAGTTGACGCTCGGCGTTGTAGATCGGGATCTTGACCTTGCCATCGATCAGTTCAGCACCGTTCAGGCCGATCTTCTTGCGCTGGTGATAGGCTTGGACGCTCAGAAACGGTGAAACCGACCCTGTGAGGCTCTGAGAGCCGTTTTGAGCCGTTTTCTCAGGCCAGAGGCCGTGATCCCGCAACGCCTCTGTGATCGCCTTGAAATCCTCGCACTGACGGCAATGCACGACCACGCGACCGTCAGAGTTCTTGATCCAGAAACGGTCATGGCCGCCGCAGTTCGGGCAAGCACCGTGATATTCGCCATTGCTGGTCTTTTTCAGACCCATGCCGGCGATGATTTGACCGCTCCACTCATCCCAAAAAACTGTTGGAAAATCAGTCACATTTGATACAATCATGTTTCTTCTTTTGGTGGATTGTTTGTAGTTCGCCCCGGTCAGATTCCTACCCTGACCGGGGCTTTTTTATGGCCTAGAAAGGCACATCATCTCCCATGTCCCAATCAATCGGCTTGCCCTGCGTCGGAACAGCCGTCATTTCTCCCGGCGCGATCTTACCTTGACTCGTGGCTTGACCAATGCCGATGGATTGACCAATTGAATCCCCACCGAACGGACTGGCGGATTGGCTGCTGAATCCATCGGTGGGCTGAAAGGGATTGCTGCCCTCCATCGGTTCGGCGAGTTCGATCACCTGCACCGCGCGCAGTCTGAGCGAGATCCCATTGACCGCGCCCGTGTTGAACGGAACAACCGTCACCGCCAGATTGATCTTGCTCCCAGTGGTCAGACGGAAATCATCGCCCAGCTTGGCGTTCTTCGCATCGTACTGTGCCGGCGGTCTGGTCTTTTCGCCAGAATAGGCCGCCTTCAGCTTCGCCTTGCCGATGATGAGGCCGGTGGTCTCGTCGGTCTTGTACGGCAGATTCGTCGGCTTTTCCGGCCATTTGCGCTTTGTGTCGCCGGCAGAAGCATTCGCCCATGCCTGCATTGCGACCTTGTGCAGCTCCATCGCCTGCGTCTTGTCCATGACAAACGACAGATCGAAGGCAGCACCTTCTTCCAGCGCGTCACACGGTACAGAACGCATTTCCACAGAGTCGAAACGATAAGGCCGGTCAAGGCGCGGATAGCGAGCCTCGACATTCATGATGGTGTATTGCATTGCAATTCTCCGAAAGTGCGGCAAACCCTGCCGCTAGGAACCGGCAAAACGCCGGGGGGCCGACTCTACCGCAAAGGCACGGCAGGATTCAAGCGGGCTTACATAAAAAAACCCGACCGAAGTCGGGCAAGACCACCAGAGGAGGTTGGTATTCAGTTCGGCGGCGTGATGAGTTGCTCGATGTCCGACAGACGATTCGTGCGCCAAGCAAGGCGGATGATCCGATCTTCCTGCCGCTCAGACAGGCGATCCGGCCATTGATAGACCGCCTGCTGACTGATCCCCAGTTCGCGGGCCAGCGTCGGGGTTCCGCCGAAGATTTCGATGATCGTGTTCTTGTCCATGCCGCGCATTGTGGGGGATGGAAATTTTTTTTTCAAGCTAGCTTGACAATCCATTGTAAGCGGGCTTACAGTTCACTCATCGGGCAGCGCGGTGCTTCCCGACCTTACCGCAAGCAAGGAAATAGACATGACAAACTTCATCGTATTCTTCGACACCAACAACCACGAAGATGGCTTCGACCACACCTACATCGATGCCAACACTGATCTTGAAGCAGAACGCATCGCAAAAGAGCGTTTCCCGCATGGCTCAAAATTCATGGCCCTGACAGGCCCACAATATGACGAATGGGTTGAGCAACAGATCATCAAGACCGAAGCCGAATACAACATCTAACCAACCCGGCCCCTTCGGGGGCCGCCTTACCGCAAGCAAGGAGTCCAACATGAGAAAAGCACACTATTACTTCATCGCAATCAGCGAATGGCTGTCTGGCCGTAGCTGGTACGCCGCCAAGCGCATCGCAACCGGGGAGAGCCGTTATGTCCGCATCTAACATTCACGACAACATCTTCCAGTTGTTCACAGGCGAGCGTTCCTACCGGATGGCTCCCAAGTCAGCCGAGGAGAAGTTCCTCGACCGGCTTCAGTCGCATGACGATATTTCCGACAAGATCAAGGTCAGCGATATGCTCTGGCATTCCCTCGATATGCCCTACCACATCACCGGGGCCGATCTCGAATCTGCCAAGGCAGCCATTGCGGAGGCCATCATCAAGAATGACCCGCTCGCGCTGGGCAAGATCATCATGTACTACGCGGCCCCTGCGCTGCTGAACTCCATCGAGAAGGAAGGCAAACAATGACTGAGCAAGAATACCGCGCGCATCCTGCGCTGAATGCGTCCTACCTCAAGAATGTCCTCGCGCATTCGGTCAAGTACGCAGACTGGTGCAATCGAGAGTTCCAGCCCACCCCTGCCATGCAGCTTGGAACCGCTGTACACAGCCGCGTGCTGCCCAATCAGGGCTTCTTCGATCAGTACGCCCTGTGCGACCTGCCGCGCAACACGAAAGCCGGCAAGGATCTTGCAGCAAGCATCGAGGAGGAAGGCAAGATCGCCCTGACCGGCGCACAGTGGAACACCATAGATGGCATCGCTCAGAGCATCGCCGGCAACCCTGAGATTGCTGAGTTCATGTATCAGGGCCAATGCGTGACCGAGCATCCGATTTTGTTCACGCATCCTGAAACCCAGCATGGCATGAAATCCCTGCTCGACCATGTCAACCTCGACAAGGCTGCGCTGATCGACCTCAAGACCACCTCGAATCTGATCGGCTACACCAAGGATTTCTGGGCCAGATATGTCGATCTCCAAATCGCGCAGTACCGCATGGCTGCCCTGTGCGAAGGCATCGAGATCCGCGAGTGTTACATCCTCGCAGTCGAAACCTCGCCGCCGTTCGAGGCGCAGATGTTCCTGATCGAGCCGGATGCCATTGCCATCGGTGAGATCCGCCTGCGCGAAGCGTTGGACAAATACGACCGCGCGCAGCAGACCGGCGAGACTGGCCTCGATACCTTCAATGTGATCGAGGCCCCGGCTTGGCTTGCTGCGAAGTACGCCAGCGAAGAATCACCATTTAAATAGTTCTCCCTTGCTTGCAACTGGTTGCCCCCGCCAGCGGAGAAAATGGGGGCTTTTTAATGAATTATTTATCTGTGTGTTCGGGGATCGAGGCTGCGACTTGTGCGTGGCATGATCTCGGCTGGACGCCTGAAGCCTTTTCAGAGATTGAGAAATTCCCAAGTGAGGTACTGGCGCATCATTACCCAGCCGTACCTAACCTTGGCGATATGACGAAATTCAAGGAGTGGAACATTGGATCAATCAACCTTCTCGTGGGAGGAACTCCCTGTCAATCCTTCTCAGTCGCAGGACTGCGCAAGGGAATGGATGACCCGCGTGGCAACTTGGCCCTCGTCTATCTTGCCATTGCTGACCGATTCAAGCCCAAGTGGTTGGTCTGGGAAAATGTCCCCGGCGTTCTGTCCAGCAACGGAGGAAGGGATTTTGGCTC